CTTATCGTTTCTTTTCTGATAGGTTTGTTTCTTAGGGTTCGGGTTCTTCATCTTCCAGGATCCTTGCCAGCGGCGGAGTGTTAACGTCGGCATAGTCGTAAGAAGTCTGAACAACCTGCGTATAGTTATTATCATAGCCATAGATAATAAACTGTGTCGGGCTGTGCTTCTCACAAATAAAGTGAGTTATGCCCTGATCGTTATCCTCTACCCAGATAATGCAGCGGTTGTTAAGCTGCGCAGCCGTGAAGTTTACAATTGTAAGCTGCTGCACTTCCTCAACATAATGCTTGAGCACGCTGAACGCCGTGTAAAAGGTATTCAATTTGTATCACCACCTTTATATATATAGAATAGAAAAAAAGAGAGCTGCTTGACCTTTACGGTCTGGGGCGGCCGTATAGCGGACCGCTGGCGCTTTAAGAAATATGCCTGAATATCTCCCGGACGATAGCCGTATAGCTGCAACATTCGATATTAACGAGCTTTTTATAATCGTTTTTATATGTTATTTCAGCATATTCGTTCTCGTGATCTATGCCGGGAATGAGCTCGATGCTCTTTACTCCCTCGCGTGTCTGAGCTGCGAGCCTGCCGCAGTTCCGGACAAATGCAGCTCTATCATCGAGCTCTGCCGCTGCATCTTCCAGGAACATTGCTTTTGCTTCGCTGCACTCTTCAAAGCCGTTTTTATAATCTGTCATTGTTCAGCCCTCCTCACATCTGCATAAATGCCACATATTCTGAGAGCTCTCTGTTTATATTTTCGATGATCCAATCAGTATTATAAAAGTATTCAAGGCTTTCAAGGTCGAAGTTTATGCACCATTCGAGAATACTACGCTCAAATTTGATATTTTTCATAATTTTACCTCCGTTATATCCTTTGTGTTTCGGGCTGCTGCCCTTTCCTTTACTATAATTATTATAGCACATAATAATATAAAATGTCAAGAATATTTGCAAATTTTGCAATAAAATACTTGCATTTTTTGCATATGGTTTTTTGTGCATATTGACAAACTACTTAAATTATGATATAATTAAGTAGAGTGTAACTAAAATTAAAGGCAGGTGAACAAAATGCTTAAACTTAATGCAGTTATGGCCGGCCCTGCTGCATGCGGCGGTAAGAAAAAGCCGAAGCCCAGGAAGCCGAGATAACACAATAACTTAAAGGGAGCGTAACACAATGACAAGAGAAGAATATAACACTAAGTCCGCTGAGCTGATCGCTGAAATGGGAGCGGAGACACCGGACAACGGCAAGATCTCCGAGAGCCTGGCAGAGCTCCGCGAGGCTTTCCAGTATGAAGTCACAAGAGCCGAGACCGCCGAAAAGCAGGCCGAAGAGCTCAAGAGCAAAAATGAGAGCCTGCAGGCTGCTAATATGAGTTTGTTTTTAAAGTCCGGTGAGATCATAAAGCAGACCGAGCAGCAGAAAACTCCGGAAGATCGTGACAAACCATTTGATTTTAACACGCTCTTTAATGAAAAAGGCGAGTTAATATAAATCCCTACAATTCAAGACCTTAAACCTAAGAAAGGATAGTGATACTATGGCAAAAGTTGAAACTAACGTGAAGCTCTTAAACGGCATCCGCGAAGCTGCAAGCGATAACTATCGCGAAGTCGTGCCGATCGCAACAGCTTCCAATCTCCAGGACGTAGGAAACCCGATAGTTTCTTATCAGTCTGTAAGAAACGAGTTTCTTTCACTTCTTGTGAACAAAATCGCACTGCCGATCATCAAGGCAAGACGTTTTAAAAATCCTCTTGCAATGCTCAAGCGTGAGGGCTCACCCCTCGGCTACGATGAGGAGGAAATCGGAGTTAACCCGGCTATTGCAAAGGCGTTTGATGCAAAGAGCGCTGACCTCCTGGCTCAGACCACTCCGGATGTTAAAGTTGCTTATCATCGTATGAACAGGCAGGACCGTTACGACTGCACGATCCAGTATGCAGTGCTCCGCGCCGGCTTTACAACCTGGGACGGATTCGACCGTCTCACTGATGAAATTGTTCAGTCACTCTACAACGGAAACTATATTGATGAGTTTGAGTATACTAAAAAGCTCATTGCTTCCGGTGTTGTTGACGGTTCAATGGCAACTATCCCGGTATCTAAGCCCGAGAATGAGGGAACAGCTAAGGCATTCGTAAAGGCAGCTCGTACAGCTTTCAATACATTCCTTTTCCCAAATACTACTTACAACTCATGGGCTCGCGCTGGTGGATCCGGTGCATCTTACACATCATGGAGCGACAAAGACCGTATCATGATGTTTATCAGAGCTGATATTACATCTGAGATAGATGTTGAGGTACTCGCAAGAGCATTTAACATCAATAGCGCTGACCTTATGGGCCGTGTAATTATCGTTCCTGACTTTGGTAATCTCGAGGGAGCTGAGAATATCTATGCTGTAATGTGTGACTTTGAATATCCTGTAATCATCGACAAGCTCTTTACGGTTGAAGATTTCCGCAACAGCTCAAACCTCAGCACCAATTATTACCTCCATGTATGGCAGACTTACAGCACATCACCGCTTAACAATGCGGTTGCTTTCGTGGCTAACAGCGTGCCCACTGTTTCCGTGGCTCCTATGGCTCAGGCCGGCAGCATCTTTGAGGTAAGCGTTTCTGATATCCAGGGTGCAGATCTCGCTATCAGCGGCAGTGGTGTAACAGGCACATCAAAGTGGCTCGCAGGTCCTAACGCTATTACTGAGGTATGGGGACCGGGTAACTTCCTCGCACTTGCTTACACTGCTGCTGACTGGTCAGCTTATGACAGTGTTCTTGTCGGTCTGACTGACAGTCAGGGCAGCGGCCTTGTAGAGATCAAGGACGATGACACACACACCGCATCTGTCAAGATCACTGATAAGGATGCACAGCAGCTCATTATCAAGGCTTTCAAGGATGGTATATCTCAGACCTGGCTTTATAGCCTGAGTGGTCTCACGCTTGAGCCTGAAACCTAATAGCAACACACTTTTTCATATTCTTTTATACTCCTTTTCGATAGCCTATACCTGCTGTATAGGCTATCGTTGTAAGAGGTGATTATTTATATGCCATTTACACCAACCACGGCGGTATATCTTTGCAGTGTACCGCTTGAAAAAGATCAGAAAAATCAGCTTGACTTTGCAAGTCAGACAGCTCAGCATCTATACTTTAGCAACAATATCCGCAAGAGCTACACGGCTTTTACATATCAGCGCAAAGACAACGTGCTCAGAGTGCCGGCAGAGTTTGATGAGCTCTATGATTGCAATTATGTTATGTACCAAAACGCTAATTTCGGCTCGAAGTGGTTCTATTGCTTCGTAGATCACATGGAATATGTCAACCCCAACTGCACTAATATCTATCTGAAAACAGATGTATTTCAAACGTGGATGTTCGACTGGACTTTGCTGAGGTCCTTTGTAGCTCGTGAGCATGTTGCGGATGATACGCCCTTAATACATACTCTCCCTGAAAACATTGAGACCGGCGAGCTGCAAGCTCAGAAAATAATCAGTGCTACCGTTGATCTTGATTCTACAACACCAACAAGATTCAATCTTAATTATATGTGTGTGGTTTGTATGTCTGAAGAGTTCCGCTACGGCGGTCAGGCTTACGGTGGAGCCTGGGGCTCATTCTTTGCCGGTGTGCCTAACACTTGCAATTATTTTGCTATGGACAGTACAGCTTTAGGACGTTTTTTCTCGGAAATAGACAACAACGGTCAAGCCGATGCAGTTGTAGCAGTTTATTGCGTTTCTAAAAATGCCGTATATACAAATGCTTGGTTTATGATAGATAGCTATCAGATATATAGTGTTAGTGATCTTACATCTCCATTATCAGCTGTTGACGTTCCTACCTATGTATCGCAAGACAAAATGTTTTCTGGTTATGCTCCAAAAAATAAAAAAATGCTCTGCTACCCATATAATTATATAACTCTTACAAATAATAATGGTTCATCGGTAGATTTGAGACTTGAAAACTTCACTAACTCAGACAAGGGCACCTTTGTGCATTTTATCACCGATTATGCACCCTCAATTAATAGCAGCTTATACGTTTATCCTAAAGATTATTTGCAGCGCTCTACGGATATACCTGCATATTTCTCGCAGAAATCATATGATTATGGTGTTGAGTATAACGCTTTTCCTCAAATTGCATGGGTATCTGATATTTATAAAAACTATCTGGCACTCAATGCAAACAGCATTGAAATGCAAAAAATCTCCTGGGGAATTAATGCCGCTCAAATTGTTATGCAGGCAGGTGCAAGCCCTGCGGCAGCGACAAACTCTGCTGTCGGTCTTGGTACTAACATTATGAATTATTACTCGCAGCAGGCAGACCGGGAGAAAAGGCCTTTAAATGTTCACGGGCAGCCTACCGGCAACGTGCAAATGAAGTCAGGCAGTGCCGGAATATTCGCGGTTTGCAAATCGCTGAAAACAGAATACAATGCAGTTGTTGACCAATACTTTGATTTCTACGGCTATAATGTTTCTGCTGTAAAAGTACCACAGTTTACAAGCCGGCCGGCCTGGAATTACATCGAAACCCGAGAGGTCAATATTGAGGGGCCTATCCCTCAGGATGACATGCAGGAGCTCAAGGCGATGTTTAATAGGGGCTTCACAGTCTGGCATGATCCGGCGCACTTCTGCGATTATTCCCAGAATAACGCGCCAACACCATAAATAAAAAGAAAGGAGGATAAAAAATGCTGAATCCAATTACACTCGAGCCAATCCCGACACAGTTTGAAGAGGCAGCAGCTTTAAATATGGCTGTATTCTCAGATTATTATAAAAGGCTGCGGCTCCTGACTCTCTCGCTCTTCGAGTGGGAAAATCTGCCGGAGAGCATGAACGAGCGTTTTTTAGAACAGTGCCTTTACTGGTACGGAAAAGCGGCTATTGTAAATGATGAGAATTTAGGTATCATCAATACAAAGTGTACGCCCTCTGAGAGCCTGAACATCTATGGAGAAGCAACAGAGTATCACTGTTACAGCACTGGATATGATGCTAACTTTCCGCTTGATGATATGGTATATGTGAGGAATAACCTCGAAGCTCTGCCGACAGATGCAACTATACAGCTTTTTGCTCAGCGACTTTACGAAGCCGAGCGAACAATTGATGTAAATATCAAAGCGCAGAAAACCCCGGTTATTATCCTTTGCGATGAAAAGCAGCGGCTCACCATGAAGAACATCTACATGAAGTATGACGGCAATGAGCCGGTGATTTACGGCAAAAAAGGCCTTGATATTGATGATATCAAGGTACTCCGCACTGATGCGCCCTTTGTAGCCGATAAGCTTGAAGAGTACAAGCGAAACGTATGGAGCGAGGCCCTCAGCTTTCTTGGCATTAATAACGTTATGACCGAGAAAAAAGAACGGCTCGTTACTGGTGAGGTCGATGCTAACAATCAGATGATAGATCTGAGCGCTCAGACTATGTTACTTACAAGAGAGCTTGCAGCTGATAAGTTCAACAGGCTCTGGCCTGGTCGTAACATATCAGTAAGG